GTTCGCACCCGTCGCCCAGTTCGCACCCGTCGCCCAGTTCGCACACGTCGCCCAGTTCGCACCTGTAGCCCAGTTTGCACCCGTAGCCCAGTTTGCACCCGTAGCCCAGTTTGCACCCGTAGCCCAGTTTGCACCCGTAGCCCAGTTTGCACCCGTCGCCCAGTTTGCACCCGTCGCCCAGTTTGCACCTGTCGCCCAGTTCGCACCCGTCGCCCAGTTCGCACCCGTCGCCCAGTTCGCACACGTCGCCCAGTTCGCACCTGTAGCCCAGTTCGCACCCGTTGCCCAGTTTGATATTGCGCGCCTCAAATTCGGAGGATAATTCAGAAAGTTCATTGTACTGAAAGGGTGTCCAGCCTTTGTCTGAAACCCAGAGATAAAGTGTTTTCATGGTGGGTATGTTTTGTGTTTAAAGTCCGTGGTTGTTAGCCCATATCACGAGTTCGGCAAGCGTTGTCGACCCTGTGCGACGCATAGCGTTTCGTTTGTGTGTTTCGACCGTCAACTGGGAGAGTGACAGTATTTCGGCAATCCGTTCAGTCTTATATCCCTCTTTATAGAGGCGGACAATCTCTTTCTCCCGCATTGTCAGGTTAGTATTAAACTCTGGGTTACAGATTACTTTATAGTATTTGCACTCCCCCACCAGCGGACAAGCAACATTCTCGAAGTTGAACCGGCCGAACTCGTCCATATCGGGTATTTTATCATACATCCCGAAGTTGCAGCGGATGAATCGGTGGGCACACCTGTATTTGAAGTAAGGGGCGTTCGCTTTGCTCTTGTTGTAAATCTCCGACAACGCCTTGAATGCCTTGGGGTAATCCAGTTCAATAACCGAGAACAAAGCATCCGTAAGCTCTTTATCTTCTTCCATGTAGGTGCGCACTCCCTTTTCATCGCGGATCTGCACCTCTCCTTCGGGTGAGTTAAAAAACTCTACGTTATTTAACCTTTGCATGGGTACCTTTGTATGGATAATCTTCTGGGAATAATGCGTCGCCGGGTAACCTATTTTCAGAGAATTTATATACACAGAATGCTATGTTATCCCTGTCTGACTTGTCAGGACGGGTGCGTCCGTGCGCCCAGCGCCATATTGTTGTCTTGTCCTTTCCTGTCACAAGCCGAATTTCTGCCCACAACTTACTTTTGCGAGTCTTCCCAAGTGTAGAAACATATTCTTGGAACGGCAACTTTATAGCGCGCTGATTTGCAGTATTCATATTCATATTATTTGTCCAGTATTGCCATGATCCGCTCAATGCAGGCGGCCTGCTCCTCGAGTAGTGCCGTCAAGCGGTCAGTCGATTGAATTACTTCGTTCATATTGCATCGTGCTTTAGTCACCATAGTACATTCCTCGGACACCATAGAAACCTGTCGGCACTTTCAGCAGCTCGGGGCGGTACTCCGTGGCCTTCGGCTGCTCCGTCGGGCGGTTCTCGATCTTCGCGGTCAGCATCGCCAACTTCTCGTTGCGCCAAGCCTTGCGCAGGCACTCCCCGAAACTCTTGCCCGGCTGTACCTTTTTAAGATACCAGGCGTTCTTCATGATCTTCGATTTGTCGTAAGTTGCTTTCATCGCGTTGTCCGTTTTTATTACCTTCAAAAAGGTACAATCGTCAAATATTCAGTCCCCACGCTTGCGTTTTTCATCTTAAATCGTATATTTGTATCAGCTTTGTGGGTTTCACATTGCAAATATACTAAACTATTTGAGTATTTACTAAAATAATAGAGTATTTTTCAATCAAATAATATTATATATTTACAGAATATCATAAGCACAAACCCTTCATGGCTGATAAACTGATAGATAAGGCCGTAGAATTACTACGAAGCACACAAGACACTCCGTATAAAATCGCCAAAGCGACTGGATTGTCACAAACAATTATCGGCAAATGGAAGAAAGGAGAAGGCAAGCCGAGTAGAGCAAATGCCAGATATATACTCCAATATTTTGGCATATCCAACATAGAAGACCAACCTGTCAGCCAAGGAGGCGAAGACGTCACGCCAACGAAAGCTGAACTAAATAACCCAAAAACTATGGAGAGATTCTTAGATTCACTACTCCGCCAAAACGAGGAGTTGATTCGGCAAAACGGGGCTTTAATTGACCTGTACCGAGAAGAGAGAGCGAAAAGCAAGGGCGATGTCGCCCAAAAAAAAGAGGCATAGCGGTATTCTAATTAGCCTTATGCCATCTTCATTAGAGCGGAAGCAATATGATAAAATAGAACCACCCAAAATAAGCTCCATATAATCGAGCTACACATTTAAAGGAGATTACGGTCTCCTTTAAAAATGACCGGGGCGCCCGCAGACCAAAACATAAAAACTTCGGATTATTTCAATAGCACAAATATTTTTTACTCTTTTCTTACCAACTCATTTCGATAGGGGTAAATTCATAAACTCATGAAAAAACTTTTACTAATAATTATTACTTTAGGTATTACCTATAATGTCAATGCGAAGCAGCCTTATAACCTTAAAAAGGCGCAAGAAATAATTGCCGCGCATAATGTTGCAAGTTTGGCTATTATCCATGAAGGGAAACAACTTTATTTTGACCCAGAAACGAAATCATACGTGCCGAAAAAGGATTTTATAGAAAAATATGGGCGTCAGGCCGTACAGCAAATTAACGACTTGGAATCAAATAGGTTAAATGAAGAGGCAAAAGCAGCGTCTATAGCGGAAAGAGAGAAAATACAATCACATGCTTTTGATAAGCTGATGAACCTTAATTCGTATGAAAGCGTTTCGTATAGTAAAAACGAATATGCTGACATTTTAGATATTTTAGATGGTAACCATGATGGGAATATTGATTATTTAAGCGCGGCACTATTTTTTAGGGATCAAGTTGCCGGTATAGACAACAACGGCAACATATCAATGATTAACATTATCCAAGCACCATCGTTATCTAAAGATCAGATATATATTCAAACTAACTCATGGTTCGTTCACACATTTAATTCAGGAAAATCAGTAATTCAATTAAATGAAAAAGATGCGGGGACTATACTCGCGAAAGGTTATTTGAAAAACATTGCAGAACAGGTCGGATTTGCAATTAGTTATGAAATCAGCGCCTATGTTCTTTTTCGGATAGATATTAAAGACGGTCGAGCCCGACTTATTACAACCATCCAAGAATATGAATCAGTAAATAGAGGAGGTGTTGCGGGGGCAATGTCAGGGAATGTTTCGACAACAATGGGCATTTACAAACCGGAAGCGGTTTTTCCCTTTGTTGATGCCGCTGCTGGATTATCCCGGAAAGCTGGAGCAAAAGCGTATTGTGCTTGTTGTATGTATATGATTGCAATGAAGAATCAATTAGAGAAAGCCATTAAAGATGGGATAACAGGCGGAGATGTAGAAGACTGGTAATCCCTCCCCTACCTTTCAGCCCCGGCCACACAGTCGGGACTTTTTTGTACCTTTAGGACAATGAAGGCCGCCAAAGTAAGGTTTCATCATAGAGAGAACACAAACCCTTAGAACAATCCGCCCAATAATATTTTTTTCAAAATATTTCATCATTTTCCATTGTTATTTAAATATCCGTCGAAATCTTTGCATTGTAAGCCTGTGAGGATGCAGGCAACGGCCGAACATCGAAAGTACATTGCTATCGTAGCAGAAGGTCTGTTGGCGCATCCGTCGGCAGACCTTCATTTATGGCAAAGAGTGTAAAAGACACAAAGGCGAACGACACCATCAAGCCCACCCGCAAAGTGGGCCGTCCTTGCGTATATACACCTGAAGCTCTCGAAGTCAAGTTTGAGGAATATGCCAATTGGACAAAGAACAATCCAATCATAAAACAAGTGCCCACAAAACATGGCCTTGTAGACCTCGAACTCCAACGTCCTAAAACTATTGTTGGGTTCTGTGTATATGCGGGAATACTCCGTGACACATTTTTTGATTACGGCAAAAGGGAGGAGTTTTTCCACATCATTGCGCGCGTGCGCGAAGAAATTGAAGCCGATCAATTGTCGGGCGCAATAGCTGGCATATACGATTCCGGCGTCATTACACGTGTTCTCAAACTCGCCGACAAACAGGATATAACCACCAACGGCGAGAGCATCAACAAGCCCCGGGAAACAGTGCAAGTCATACTTGACCCGGAAGCTGCATCTATCATCCAGTCCATCGGCAAACAAAGCACGAATGAAAATGGAGCTTGATGCACGCACATATCGGGGCAAGGTCTACAAGATCATGCTGTACTTCTTCCGCAAGTACCGCAATAAAGGCGTCGTACTACGCATATTCAACGAGGGGAGCTCCCGTTCGGGGAAGACTTTCGACACCTTCGACTTCCTGTATGACATCTGTGCCGCGGGTGATGGTGCATATAAAATCTATGTCTACCGCTCCACCTTGCAAGACTGCAAAGAAAAGGCATTGGGAGACTTCAAGAAGAAACTACAATGCCGCGGGATATATGATCCCGACAACATGTATAGCGAGAAGATACTCCCCGAATACCACATAGGCGACAGCATCATCCGGTTCCGTGGGCTTGACAAGATGGATGTGAAGGAGGGGCACGACTGCGACATCATATACTTCAACGAAATGTTGGACGACATATCGCCGGCGCAGTTCAATAACATCACGATGCGTTGTACAACCATGATTATCGGCGACTGGAACCCTAAGTATACGGAACACTGGGTTTTTGAGCTTGAAGGGCAGCCGGATACCATATTCACCAAAACAACCTACAAAGACAATCCTTTCTGCCCTGACAGCGTACGCAGGACTATCGAAAGTTACGAGCCCACGCCGGAAAATATCGCGGCAGGAACCGCCGACGAATTCAGATGGAAGGTATACGGTCTCGGGGAGCGTGCGGCGCAGGAAGGATTGATATTCCCCAATATAGACTGGATCGACAGTTTTCCGGACGATTTGGAATATACAGCCTATGGCATCGACTTTGGCTTCACAAATGACCCGACGGCTATTATTCATGTCGGAGTGCGAGGGCGTGATTTATATCTGCATGAACGCTTTTATTCGCCCGTAGACGATCCCGAGGTATTGTATAACATCGTGGCCCCAATTCTCGGTAAACAAGGATATGCCATAGCAGACAGTGCGGATAAATACGCCAAGAACCCAGAAGGTATGGTGCGTTCCCTTCAGCTGCGAGGGTTGAATGTAGTCAAGGCCAAGAAATTCCAGGATAGTATAACCATCGGTATATCCTACATGAAAAACTTCCGCATCCACTGCGTCAAGACCAAGAACATGAAAAACGAAGCCAATACCTATGTGTGGGATTCTATAAACGGGCTGGCGATAAATAAACCCGTAGACAAGAATAATCACCTTTGGGATGCAGCCCGATATGTCGTGATGACTGCATTCCGCAATCATATTGCCGCATGAAACTCCTTGGATACGAAATAAAGATGTCTAAATGTTCCGAAAAGACCGGAGACCCGCAGCAAAGCCTATACATAGACTTGCGGGACGTGCAAAATCTGCTCGGGACGAAGGATGGGTTTATCGACACCTCCACACCGGACGGGCAGGCGCGCGCATTCGCGTCATGCTCTATTTTGGCTTCTATCATCACGAAGAAAGTATCCGCCATATCGGATGCCCGGTATTGGGCGAAAGACGACAAAGGGGAAGATATTGAAAAGCCGCGTGAGTTCGAGCGGATTAACCACCCCAACCCCTACCAAACCCTTTCGGAATTCGTTTGCATGATCGAGTTCTTCTCTCAGATATTCGGCAAGGCTTATATTGTGAAGGTACCTTTGGTCGGAATTAAGAGTGATTTCGAATTGTATGTAATACCTAACCTCATGGTTACGGAAAACGAGGTACCATCCTCCATACCTTCGTTTGCACCCAACTCCGATATCCGTGATTACACCATAAACCTTGGGGGCGGGATAAACCTGACGATCCCCAAAGAGGAGATGTTCGTTGTAAACGACGTAACTTACGCGCTTAACAAGATTGGGGGCGCTACTTCACGGCTTGTCGCCCTCAAGTACCCTGTCAACACTTTCCTGGCCTCCTACCAAGCCGTAAACGAATTGCTTGTCAACCGAGGTATGCTCGGCATTCTCTCCCTCATGTCAGATGATCCGATGGTCGATAATATCGTGCCAGCCACCAAAGAGGACAAGGAAGCGCTCCGTGAGCAATTGGACAAATACGGGATCATGCGCAACAAATGCAAGATCGCCATTACGTCATACAAGGCATCCTTTGTCCCCGTATCGTCCACGATCTCCGACCTCGGGCTTACAGACATTCAGCGCAACTGCAAGAAAGACATCGCTTATACATACCAGGTGCCCAGCATTCTGCTCGACGTAGAAGGTAGCACCTACAGCAATTTCGGAGAGGCCAAGATCGAATTCTACGTGAATGACATTATTCCTTCTGCACAAAACATCATGCGCGTGCTCAACAAGATATATGGCTTCACAGGATTCGGATTCATGCCGTTCTTCGACCATTTGGAAATGTTCCAGCCTTCGAAGAAAGACCAGGCGGAATGCATGAACAGCGCAGTAAATTACATCGGAGCTGCCATACAATTAGGAATAATGACACCAGAGGAAGGTAGAAGCGAACTATTAAAATATCAAATCTAATATGGAAGACAAGATAAAATCATTCAAGGGAAGCATAGACGACATCAAACGCGATCAGGGCGTTGTTGTCATCGCCATATCAAAGTTCGACCAAGAGGATCACGCAGAAGACATTGTGCGCAAAGGGGCGTTCACCAAATCCTTTGCCGACATGTCCCGGATCAAACACTGCATCGACCACAAACAAGACTTGGATCATGTTGTTGGGACGCCTCGAAAAGCATGGGAAACAGATGAATATGCCCTCGTCGAGAGCAAACTCATACTCGGTAAGGCCGCTGGGCATGATATATTCGAGTACTATAAGCATTGCGCAGACGAGAAACGAGATGTCGAACACTCCTACTGCTACCGGGTTCTCAACAAGAACCATAACGATGCTATTGCGGGAGATGACATCGCAGAGCTGCAGCTCAAGTATGAGTACAGCACCGTGTTCGCCGGATGTAATCCCTTCACCCCAGCTCTTGACGTCAAGGGCTTGCAAAGCGTAGAGGACATCATTGCCTATCAAGAAGAGCTCAACAACATCCTGCGCAAATGCGACCTTTCGGACGCAGGAGGAAACAGGATTGAAGCACTTTGCAACAGCCTCAAAAGCGCCCTAAACATCCTGGGCAACAAACCTTCGGAAGACACTGAAATCATCGAAATAGTCAGAAAAACATTGTTTAACTAAACCAATTCACACATGAACGAAGACATCAAGAAAGAGCTGAAAGGAATACTCGATGAATACAAGTCGGGGCTTATCGGCAAAGCAGACTTCGAGGCCAAAATGAAGGCTATCGAAGACAAAGTAGACGCTCTCGATCAAACGAAATCCATCGACGAGATCCGGGAGATAATCAAAGAGCAAGGGCGCACCATCAGCCTCATGCAGAAATCCACCGTTTCATCCGAGAATGAAGCGCAGGAGAAGATCAAGGCATTTTTCTCAGGTAAAGAGAACATCGACGCCGTAAAGGGCGGCCGCACGGTAAGTATCGAGATCGAGATGAAGGCCGAGGCAGCAGCCATGACGACCACGACGGCCGCTGTCCCCATCGCGGCATTCAACACCGAAGTCGTGCCGGGCATTGCAGCAGCGGCTACCGAGCCGAATGCGATCCTGCCCCGCTTGCAGAAAGGCACGACAAGTTCCCCGACAATCAAGTGGATCAACCGTAAAGACCCCGACGGCGGCTCGGCATTCATCGCCGAAGGAACTCTCAAGCCCCTTATGAGCTGGGGATACGAGGAGGAGACGTCTACGGCAAAGAAGGTTGCCGTTCGCGCAAAGCTCTCGACGGAAATCCTCGAAGATGCGGATTTCATCCGCGGGGAGGTGAACACCCTGCTGCGTCAAGACTTGATGCAGACCGTGGAAGAGAAGGTTATCGCAGGAACCGGCACCGGGAACGAGATTCTCGGCGTAACAACAAAAGCCCCTGGCTATACCATTACGGAGCTCAACGGGAAAATCTCCATGCCCAACATTGCCGACGTTGTGCGCGCTGGCGTTCTGCAACTTCGCCTGCTACATTTCTCTCCCGACGTTCTCTTCCTTCATCCGACCGACAAGGCGATCTTCGACGTAACGAAAGATACCGCCGGGCATTACCTGACTGACGAGATGCGCAAGATCATCGGCAACATCTCCGTTGTAGAAACCACCAACATTCCCGCAGGTAAGTTCCTGCTGATGGATTCCTCGCGCTGGAAAGTTCGTCCCTACCGCGCGCTGCGACTGGAATGGGGCCGTGACGGCGACGATTTCAGCCACAACATGGTGACGGTGATCGCCGAAATGCGCCTTCACTCATACCAGAACTCCATCGACGCCGGGTCTGTCATCTACGACGACTTCGCAACCGTACAGGCCGCCCTGGAGAAAACCGCCGAGGCAGTAGCATAGTCATTAACTTAAACGAACAACAACATGGAAGATATGAAGAAGATCGACCTCACCAAGAGGGTAACTATCGTAAGCACAGGCAAGTCTATCTATATGCCCGAGAAAGGCAAAGAGTACAACGTGTCGCCCTTGCATGCCGAAACGCTTGTGAAATCGGGCAAAGCCACGTACAAGACCAAAGTTGCCAACTAACAAGGCGGGGAGGCGCCGGAAAGCGTCTCCCCTTTTTTCTTATGCTTATAGACTATACATACTTCGAACAGGATCCCACATATATTGCGGGAATAGACGTCAAAAGCGGATGCACCCCGACTGGCGCCGCACAGGAGATTGTACGGAATGTCGAGAGTTGCATACGCAGGTATGAGCCTAAATTCCTTCGGATGCTCCTTGGGATATATGTGGCAGAGAATATCGACAAATATCCTGAAATAGCCGCAAAAATAGCAAATACAGACACAAAACAGTCTCCCATCGCTAAGTATGTCTATTTCTATTACCTGCGAGAACATGTTGCCTTCAATACGATGGCTGGCGAGAAAATCAAAATGACCGACAACAGTCGTGCCGCCTCCCCGTGGTACAGACTTGTGCCCCTATGGAACGAGATGGTCGACGAGTGTCATCAACTGGCAGGCTCGCTATGCGGCGAAACAGACGTAAAGCCGGATTATTCGTCGGATATTTTTGAAAAGATAAACAGGTTCGGATTATGAAAATATCACCCAACGATACCATCAGGAAAGTAATTATAAAGAACGGCACCTTATTCGGTATCGGCAATAAACGAATATACGAATCTATTGTGGCATTACCCAAGCCTGAGTATGTTAAGGAAAAACGTCGCATATTCGGATGGAAGAAGCACGAGGCCCGAAGCGTCGCAGGTATAACGATGGGTGAATTGAACGCCATAGAAAGGATCGAGGCCACCGACGAGTATTTCGTAAAGGTTCTGGCCGTCATGCTGGGTTTAATAAGCCCAAAGGGAAAAGGATCAAAACGCATTGACTGGGAGGGAGCAGGATACGGCATTGCCCGAGAAAGGGTGCTTGAACTACAATTCATTCGCGCTTATCGCTATTTCATTGAAATACAAAACGAACTCAAAGGCGTAGCAAAGGCGTGGAAAAAGCTCGAAATGCCCCTGACGCCACAAGAAGCAAACGCACAAGCACAACGCAAGAACCGGGGTATGAGTACAATATGCTTAGGATACTGCCAGCTTGTAGGGGGTGCTATTCAGCCAGGCGATGTATGGCACCTGAGGTGGTCGACCGTATACCTTGCATATGAAGCCGAGAGGGACAAAAACATGGCACAACGCAAGCTCGCTCAGATGAACAAGCCCAAACCATCCAAAAGTCGCAGACGATGAGAAAGAGCCTCAGTAAAATATTCGAAGATGCTGCCAAAGAGTGCGGCGTCAACACATGCCTATATGCCAGGATCAAAGAGGCGAATTATCTGCTGGATTACGTCAAAGAGTACCCCGTAATGCTGCGGCTGTTCCAGGAGCCGATATACGAAACCAACCTGACAAACAGGCGTCGTCGTAGGACAACGCTTTACTTTCTCGATGCACTCGGGAAGCCAGAGCCGGATACACAGACCGAAGCAGCCCCCATTGCGGATCACATGGAGCAAATGGCGTTTTCATTCATCGACAAACTGCGTCGCAATGGGATAGAGGTGCAGGTTGAAAGCCTGCAAGGAGTGGTTGAAAAACTGGATGCCCTGGCCGCGGGTGTAGAGGCAAAACTCGTCCTTACATACAATGTTTGCTGATGGACATATCGAAGATAGAGAACTTTTTCAGCCCTGAAAAGCTGGTTGCCATCTGTAACGAGGAATTCAGCACCCTTAAAGAGCAGGTGACAATAAATCTGCAAACAAAACGCACAAACAGCGGTAAAAATGTGAACTCCCTGAATGTCCCGGAAGAGACTACCGGCGCTACGGCAGATAGTATGGCGTCGCAAGTGGAAAGCAATGCCGGAGGGTTCACGGTCTCGTTTGTGGGGCGGCATAACATCAAGAATATAGACGAGGGTAACTCTCCGCAGGATGCACAAGAAGAATTCGGAAGCTTCGAAAGTTTCTATCAGAACATAAAGCAATGGGCACGCGACAAAGAGGCACGCTATGGATTGGAATTCAAAAGCATCGACGCATATTGGGCGGCCAAGAAGCTGTGGGAGGAAGGCAGCATCTTGTACCGCTCGGGAGGGGGCACCGAGATTATCAAAGACCTGTTGCCGCAAACCGTGGATAACATCGACAAAAGAATTACGGAAGTGATCGACACATCCATATACGAAATGCTCGAAACAACAATAGAACTATGATCCGATATACATTGTCCGGTACAGGAGGCACCGCAGATTTTCCCAATGACATATGCTTCACACGGGAGAAATCCACCTTCGTGCGATTTACAGCCACAGCCATAGATCCGGACTACGGCACAGAAGTGAAGCTGCGAATATCATATGGAGCAACATCAATAGTCCTATCCAGAAATGTCGCGGGAGTAGGAAAATCCGTTGTTTTCCCCTTGACGGCAATATTGGAATCGCTGGCCGCGGACTATTCGGCAACATTCATAAACAATGTGGTGCTCATAGTTGAGTTTGGCGATGGATCAGCCACTCACACGCTCAATACTATTCTTATCGGCACCTGTGAAAAAGAAATAATCCCTATCTCGGCACAGAATGCCGCCGCGGGAGATGTAACCAACTACCCTTCCGCCAGGAAAATCGTGGTATACCCCGGGTTCAACATAACCCAATCCATCTTTATCCCCAAGCTCACGACAGAGCAAATAGAGGTGGAAACAGAGAATGGGGTCATCGTCACCAGTGGCATGTCCTCGAAACCGTTTGCGGAGTTCAATCCATCGACGGTAAGATGGGATGGGGATACGTATGTTGAGATAAGCGTCTATAACCCCAACCTTGCCAACACCTTTCAATTTCCCATCGAGATAGATAGGTGTACCGATGGGATGCTTGTCAAATGGACGGATAAAGGCGGCATCCCTTACATATATCGGTGGAGTATAGAGACGGCGAGGGACGAAATATCTATCCAGGATGCCTATTCACTACTGAATGAGAACCTGCAACCGTATGAAGCCCAAAGTAAGATACTCACAAAGACATACACGCTGCATAGTCGCCTTGTAGATCAGGATATATACGACCTGTGTAAATCCATCCTCGCCGGGCGCGACATAAGCTACTACGACAGCGCAACGGAGCAATGGCGCCGGTGTAGTATAGAGGAAGGAGAAGCCGAAGATAACGGCGCTTATTTTAAAGATTTAGTCGTAGAAATTACCGATAAGACCTATAACGTATGACCTACTACGAACTATACATAAACGACATCCTGTGCGATCTGTCCAGCGACAACTATATATCCTTGGTATATCAAAGCCCGATATTTTCAGGACTGGACATCATACAGTCCAATAGGTCGTACAATATAGACTTACCGCTGACGCCGAAGAACCGCAAGGCCATAGGCTATGCGGAACGCACCGACATCTATACGGATGCACCCTATGTGAAGCTTCCGGCAAGATTGTATCAGGAAGGAGTACCGTTGTTCACATCCGGATACGCCGTTATTACGGAGATTTCGGACGTAATAAGTGTGGTTCTTACGTGGGGAAATGTCGACAACTTCCAGCCCCTGTTCGATGCAAATTTGCGCGACCTGGCACAAACGCTCTATTCCATGAACATAGGGTCGATACCATGGAACAGCGCATCGGCACTCTTGGAGTATGGATATGAGAGGCCGCAGATGGGATTCTTCGGCATTGATTTCGGGCAAGGTATCGCCAACTCCGAATACATGCATCCGTCTATCGAAGTACAAGATGTACTTACGGCTATTGAGCGGTACAATGGCATCACCATCGACGGCAAAGAAAGACTGTATGGAGGACTTACGTATCCTTTATTGCTTCCTTTAGTATCAAAAAACGGCGACGACATTTCAGGCGCAGTAGATTATTTTGAAGCATCAAGGATCGTATCTGATGGAGAAGGGAATCGGACATCATTTGAATCAAACTTAAATAATTATATAGTCCACGATCCGAAAAATATATATATGCCATACGACCCATCGAATCCCAGTATGAATGGGACGGCAGAATTTCAGACGCTTGGAGCTAATCATATGTTTTTAAGTATAAATCCGAATACGACAGGAGATACTTTCAACGTGACGTGCAGGGTGAGTGGGGCTTCTTGGCGTTTAAAAGAACAAATACATGTTATAGTTAAGGGGGGCGGTAAGGATATTTTAAAAATATCAAGTGCTCCAATAACAATAACTTCGGGAATGACCTCTGCGGTATATACATTTTACACAAAAGATTTTCCGAAAGAATACGAAATAAACACCGATAGCATAAGCAACATATCTATTCAACTCAAGGACTTTTACAATGTGCAATCGGATGGAGCGCATGATATTATTTTGAATTGGTCTGTAAAGTTATGGGGCGATATTGAAATGATATTCCCATCCGAATATCCTATCGGGGTAAATCTTCCGGACATTTCGCAGGGAGATTTCCTCTCGGCTCTGATGTCTATGGCCGGGCTGTTCGCATACCCGGATAAGGACGCCCCGGATACAATCAAACTCATAAGCGTAGACGACATTTACGCCAAACTCACAAACGGAGGCACAATAGACTGGAGCCGCAAAGTCATCCTTAATGATCGGCATGATGTCAGCCGTCCGGAATCTTCCATATTTTCGCTCGATGACCTGGCACAGAAAAACACGCTCGATTATGACAACGACGACGATGTGATCACGGACACCGCCGGGGAAATACGGATCGAGAATGTCAACATCGACAAGGAGAACGAACTCGTGGAGCTTCCATTCTCAGCGTCCGAAAATGCCCCACTTGCATCGGATGCCAATGCGCTGTGTGCCCGCATTCCTATGTATACTACATCCGACGACGGGAAAACAGTGGACTACAACGAACCCTCGGCGCGAATCCTGCAAGCTATCATCGACGATACGAGCACGGGGTTATACTGGTTCGGATATTTCGGAGAAAATATGCGCTTTGGTGGTGAGAACGGGATCGTCGCAAAGAAATACAACGGGTACCAAAAAGCCGTGGACAAACTGCGTCTGATAACAGTAAAGGCCAAGTTAACAGCCATAGATCTGCATAACCTTGATTATACAAAGCCCATATACATAGGTCAATTCGGGCATACATATGGCCTGTATTCGGTAGAAACAGGTGAAAACGGCATATGCGAGTGCCAGCTGATCCAGTTGCAGGCTATAAAAGAAGTTGTTATTCCGGACTATTATCTGACCATCAACGGTTCGGCTTCGGACATCAGTCGGGCTGTAGGCAGCAATAAGACCGTTACGGTATTCACCTATCAGACAAATGGCACGCTTCAAATATCTTCGCAGTCAGGGATGTTTGAAAACATTGCTTTCGCACACGGAATCCTTTCCATAGGGGTCAAGGAGAACACCACAACAAGTTCTCGCTCCGGAAATTTGATCGCATCCCTTAAAGAAGCACCTGCTATCATAAGGACGATTACCGTCCAGCAAGCCCCCGCAGAGCCCGAGCCTACTGCGAGCCGCCCGTTGAAACTCCGCCTCACGGTGACGGACGACCAGGGCGCGCCGCTTGCGGCCGACGAGGTTACGGCCTCGTATATCCTTCCGTCGGGCGACAGCAAGCTGGAACGCTGGGCCGATACGGGCGCTGTCGATGTCACGCTGGAAGCGTCCACGGAATATATGACCCTGGGGCTCGCCGCGACCAAGGCCGGGTATACGAGTGGCAAGAAGCAGGTGGACATCCCGGCCGGAAATTCAGAATACAATATCAACGAGACCTTGATGTTAACTTCTGAACAACCGATAACCAGCCGAAATATTACACTCGACATCACCATCACGGATCAGGAGGGAAAGGCCGTGGATGCCCAGACGGTCGAGATCAGCTATACGAAGAAAGACGGCAGCAGTGCCACCTATAAAACCTCTGGGTCGAATATTACGGATACCATTCCAGATGTCTCGACCTCAAGTTTTATGATTCAGACAATAGTGGGTGCTCCCGGCTACGGATCCCAAATGAAAGAGTCGGCCATCCCCGCCGGAACCTCGGATTACCTGTATCAGAATACTTTCGAACTACAACCAATCGCCGTCACGAGTCGCAACCTTGTTCTGCGCCTGTCGATCGAGGACGCGGACGGCAACCCCCTCGCGGCCGATAAGGTCACCGTCACCACGGAGGACGCCGCGGGCCAAACCGTGACGCGCGAATATACGAATACCTCGGCGGTGGACGATACCATCGCCGACATCCCCACGAGCGGATCGAGCGTCACGGTCACGGCCTCGAAGTCCGGCTACAACGATGGCTGGATTCAGGGGTCTATCCCTTCGGGCAGCTCGGACTACACCTACACCGGGGTCGTTCCCCTGCGCTCGTCGCGTACGGTGGGTGCCGACATCCTCGTGCGGGATGCGAAGGGTTCGCCCGTCGTCGCCGACGAGATCGCCTGCACGTACCTGCAAAGCTCGGGCAAGACCAATACGATCCGCACCACGAACAGCAGCCACCTCGACTACGGGGGTTATTCGGACTGCTCGGTGAAGGCCTTTACGTCGCGCATCACCGTCACGGCCGCGGACTACGCCGATGCGGTGGAGGAGGTGCCCGTGGAAGCCGGTGCGGAGGCCGTTACGATCCGCAAGACTGTCACGCTCTCCCCGGGCTCGCGTTCCCTGCACCTGGACTTCGCGGTCAGGAACGAGCAGGGCTCGGCCGTGGAGGATGCGGTCGTGGTGATTCAGTACGTGAAGCCTGACGGGAGCGACGAAAACCTGCAATTCACGGGCGGCGTGCACGAGACTTTCGACAATGCGACCACGCAGGGCTTTACGCTCCTGATCATTGCGCAGGCCGAGGGCTCGCGCATGCATACGCAGGAGATCGTCGTCCCGGCGGGTAAGGAGGCGTACACCTACGACACGGACGTGGTGCTCTACTACGACTACTCGCCGGGCATTACGCTCGACCCGCCATCCCCGTGGACATATACGGCACACCTGGGGACGCTCCGCAATACGGGCAACGTCGACCTGGAGCTGCTTTCGGCGCCGGAATGGTGCACCATCACCGGGGACATCCCGGGCACGGTGGCGGTGGGCGAGGGGCGTGCCCTGGCCGTCTCGAAGAACGAGACGGGTGACTTGCGCAAGGGGACGATCTCGATGCAGTGGCACAACATAGAAGCGAGCGAGACCACGGCCTACGATGTCGAGGTCTCGCAGGAACCATAAGATTTCATTAACCATTTAACCATATAGAGACATATGGCACAGCAAGATACGATAGACAAAATTATTAACATCCAGTTCAACTACAGAGAGCTGGTGCAGGGATGGGCGGCAGCGACCAGGGAGATAGAGATAAACAAGAAAAACCTCACAGAGCTGAAGCAGGAGTATAAGAACGGCGAGATGTCGGCCACAGAGTATAACAAGGCCATCCTCGAAATTACAAGCACGACAAAAGCTCTTACGGCAGAAAAAAAAGCATATGAAAAAGAAATTCAGAACAATATTAAAATTGAAACAAGAGCATCAGGTTCTATCAATCAGCTGCGAGCGAATGTTTCCAAACTGACTACCCAGTATAATGAACTAAGCGCCACTGAGCGAGAAGGAAAATTTGGACAACGACTTGCAAAGGACATCAAATCCCAACAAGAAGCTATAAATAGCGCAGAACAAGCACTCGGCAACTATCGCTCAAAGGTAGGAAGCTATGAGGATGCAATAAAAAATGTGCTTGGTCTTAATAATCAATTTACAAACTCTCTATTAGAAGCCACGACAGAAGGAAACGGATTTGCGTCTGTTTTAAATACGGCCGGTGCTGCATTATCGAATATAGCCAAGCAATTAGCATCGTTTATTGCCACTCCAGTAGGTATGTTTTTAGCTGGATTGGCAGCGGCATATTATCTTGTTTCATCTCGCATCAAGGAAATGAACAATCGGATAAAAGAGAGCGAGACACTTTTCTATCAGAATGAAAAAGCCCAATCATATGCAAGAGCATATATGGATGCTTATACTCGTCAAATTGATAAACAAGCAGTAGCATGGATTTTAGCCAAAGGTGCAATGTCCTCATATTGGACAAAGTTTAAACAAGAAACAAAGGCATTTATTGGCCGTCAATTGCCTTTTGGATCCATACTATTCCCCAATGCAAACATTAGCAAAAAAGAAATTGAAGAAGGTGCTAAACAACGTATGAGTTTGGTAGAACAAGAGGAAGCCCTTCAAATCCGGCGCAGGGAAATAAACCTTGAAAATGCAGAAATTGAATCTAAAATTGCCGATGCTCGCTTAAAGGCGATGGATAAGGAAAAATACTCTGCAACAGAAAGAAATAAATACGCAAAAGAAGCTATTGATCTAAATAATAAATACTACGATAATTTGGAAAGTATTGCCAAAGAGGAAAAGACAATAGCTGATTTAAGGGTGTCTTTCACAAACAGCAGTACTGCAGAACTGGACGCACAAAATGAAGCCGCTGTAAAACTAATACGCCTTGATGCTCAAAGAGCTGCTTCGCAACGTGAATTAGTTGAACGTATAAATTCTACAAATACGGAAATTAAAACCCTGTCCAAAGAGGTTGACAAGCAGCAAAAAACAGCTGAAGCTGCCGCAAAACGTGCAACAATTCAATTCCAGAAAAACCTGGGGCAACAGCTCAAGGCAGAACAAGATTTATTATCCGCTGTGCAATCATTGCGCGAAAAGACACAGGAAAACGAGCTAAAATCACTACAAGAGAATTACGATAAAGACATAGAGGCATATTGGAAGAAACTTTCCGAGGAAAATATAGACACTGATACTGCCTATCAGATGCTTTTAGCAATGGAGGAAAAATATCAGAAAGATAGGCAGGGGATTATCGTAAAATACAGTCGGCAAAACCTCGACGAGCAAGTCCGCCAACAAGAACTCGCATTCCAGTTGGCAGTGGCTAAAATGAATCCGCAAAACGATAAGGAACGATTAAGTGCTGCAAAATTTGTGGCAGAAAGCGAATTAAAAATAGCCAAAGATAAATTAGTATGGATTTCAAATCTTACTGAGGAACAGCAAAAAGAGCTATATGAAAACGGGTTACAGTATCAGAATGCGCGATTACAAGCTGAAATTGAGCTGCAAAATGCCATAAACAAAACAGGAGAGACGGAAAAGCAAATCAATATGCAACGAATCACCGACACCCAACAACTCGTATCGGCAATTTCCGGTGCTGCCGGATCCTTTTCTTCAATGTTCGATGCTCTCGGTGGTGAAGGAGAACGATATGCTGCATTTGCAAAAACATTCGCTGTATTTCAAGTAGCTTTAGCTCAAGCGTCTGCTATTGCAAATGCAGTGGCTGCCGGAGCAAATGGTGCACCCTGGTTTTTACTGCCTATTACGATTGCCTCAAGCGTTGCTGCTGTTATCGCAGCCATTGCCCAAGCTACGCAGCAACTTGATTCCACGCAGATCCCTAAATACGCATCCGGCGGTCTTATTACAGGGCCCGGTACTGGCACCTCCGATAGCATTGTTGCCCGGGTATCGAATGGCGAGGCCATTATGACCGCCCAAGCCGTGAATGATTGGGGTGCCGTATTGTCGGCTATGAATGTTTCCAGTGGTGGCAATGCCATCCAGGTATCCAATTTACCCCAACGCGGAGACGGAATGAGGGGCATGGAACAAATGATGGAACGGGTGTTGCTCAACCTCCCGTCTCCTATCGTCCTCGTAAAAGATATTGACAACGGACAGAGACGGGTGAAGGTAGCAGCCAACCTTGCAAAATTGGGTAGAAAAAAATAGTATGCCCCATTGTTATTTAAATGCACACAGGCATATTTGCATCAGAGCTTATGGTGAGGTAAGCAACAAACGACAAAACGAAATGACGCGTACATCCAACATATCTGTCGGCGGCCATAAAGCTCTATTAGTGACTTTTTGTAAAACTAAATAGGCTGAAAAATGGCAGAACAAAACGCATGCGCCGAGAACCTTGGCGCGAACATCCTGAATGACTGTAACGACGATTACGGTAAGGGTGTCGAGAAGATCGTTTACATCATCAAAAAAGAGGACATCGACCGTAAGGCATCGAAGATTGCGGGAAACGTAATCAGCACCCTCGTCCTCAGAACCGGAAAGAAGGCATACACTGCTTCGGCCCCTTCAAACACACCTTTCAGTGGCCTTACATACGAGGATCAGAACGCCACAATCGGTATGTCCTTTAACAAGACCATCCCCATCGTCATGCTGGCGGATTCTCCGACGAACGCCCTCAATGTATCCGCACTCAAGCAGAACAAGTACGTCATTATCTACGAGAACAACAACAAGGGAGCGAATGGCGAGCAGGCATTCGCCGTCATAGGCTGGGAGCAGGGCGCCGTCGGGCAGAACGCAACCCTTGACAAGTACAGTGACGACACGCAGGGAGGCTGGACTGTCGACATGATCGAAGAAGGCGCCAAAACCCCGCAAATATTCTTCTTCTCGACGGACTACGAGACTACGAAGGCGGCACTTGATTCGCTTTTGTCGCCCGCCTCGTGATGAATCCCGAAGTATGGTACAGGGAGAGGTTAAACGCCTCTCTCACCGCTTCGGATAAGCGGACGATAGAATCTCATTACGAGATGGTAACCGGGAAATCGTTCGCTGGCAGTTTTTCCCAAAACTGCCCGAACAAGTACAAAGACGCGATAACGCACATTTTAATCAAGATGAAACAGGACAACACGGATAATGGCGGATATGTCCTCAAACAAGGAGCATTTCGCTACAAAGGTAAGGTCATAACCAATGCGAACATGACCGCAGAAGCGGCAGAATGGTGGATACATCAGAACCTGGACAACAGAGACCAATTTGCGAGTTTGGGCAAGGATTACGACAGCTATGCCACCACATCGGTAATGATTCCCGCCAAAGAATAATGACGCCAAACACCTGTAACGTGGAGAATGTTACACACATAAATTACCATAGTGATTTCAGGCTTATTATCCGCTTCAACTCGGATAAACTGCCCGATTATCCGTGGCGTATTACATTCAGCACCCCGTCGACACATACAGTCGACAAATACGTAGCGTCATTCGATGGAGAAAATTACATCAATTGCAAGCCCGTCGACACGCTCCCGGGTGCGGCAATAGTGTTTTTCGATCATCACAGGCTCGGGTGCGGAACATTGGGCTACATTCTCGACATGGATATTCCCGATGACGAATTTCCTGACGGGAAAATGGATATTGAAATCCCGGGTGTCGAGACTATAGAATTATGGCCGGGGAAAAGCGATGAAACGGAACTCCCCGCAGAAATTATTGTGGCACTGTTGCAGATGCTCAAAGGGTTTTCTCCCTCTATCGAAGTCGAGGAGGATAGTGAGGACAGTTATATTCTCCGGATAACAAACGAAACCGGGTCATATCTCACCCCGAACCTGCGGGCTTCGCTGAATTTGGCGCAAAGTACTGGCGACAGCCAGTATATTGCCATGTCGCAGGATGCTACAACAAAAGCCCTTGCCGAAAAGGTCGACAAGGAAGAAGGGAAAGGGCTTTCGACGAACGACTACACCGACCAGGAGAAGGAGAAGCTGGCCGGGCTCTCCAACTACGACGACACGGAGATAAGGAAGGAGTTGTCCGACAAGGTGTCCAAAAAGGAGCTGACGGAGGCTGCGGCGGGCGCAATGGCTGCAGCAAAGTCGTACACGGACACCAAGACAACAGAACTATGGAATAATGTCAGCGATGTGTTTGACGCCACGTCCGAGGAGCTCAACAGCAACATATCCGGCGGGGATGCGCAGACACTGACCGAGGCCAAAAACTATACGGACAAGGCGATCTCAGAAATTCCCACCCCGGACGTCAGCGGCCAGATCGAGCGGCACAACACCTCCCCCACGGCGCATCCCGACATCCGGGAGCTGCTCAACACCTGCGTAGGACTGCCGGAGTTCAACGACAAAACCTACGAGCTGACCTTCACGACAAAGGGCGGTGCCAAGTTCATCATCGACCTGCCTATCGAGATGATGGGGCTGCATTACAACGAGGATACCCAATCTATCGAGTTCGTAAATGCCGACGGCTCCATATCCTCCATCCCGGTTTCTGACTTCGTGAAAGTATATGTCGGCTCTATCGGTTCCGAGATACAGGTTACGGTCGAAGGCTCCGAAATCCGCGCCTCCCTGCTCAACAACACCGTATCCTGGGACAAGTTGACACTGGCATTGCAGGAGATGATCCAGGGCAAGGCCGACCGCACGGAGCTTCCCACGAAACTGTCCGAACTGGAAAATGATTCCGGATATGTGACTTCGGAAGAATTGAATACTGAATTAGGCTACAAAGACCACGTAGCCTACATCCTCAAGGACTTTACGAAGAGCTATTATAACAATACGGGCTCGGACATCACGGATCGGAGCATGGTCGTTACGCCTACGCAGTCAGGCGTGACGTCGAACTTCTCCCTGACCAGCCGCATCCCGGTCGCAGCTTCGGACTTTATTTTCGTGCGCATGAAGCTGCGCGTGGACAAAGAGTGCTCTTTGCGGATCATTACCTATTCGGACAATCTCGACCAGCGGGGCCGCTGGTTCGTCCTCAAGGCAGACCGCACCTACGAAATCTACTACCGCGGCAAGGCGGCGTCGGTAGTGGGACGGCTGAATGTGGGTATCAGCATACCCGCAGCCACCAATATCGGCCAAAAGGTCACCATCGAGGATTTGATCGTCACGCTCAACAACTATGACGCATGGTGCGACGCCGAGAGCCGCGCCACGCTGAAAAACTTCGACACGGACTCCTTCACCGTGGACGAGGGCGGGACGGGGCATTTCTTCTCGGTTGCGCAGGCGTGCGACTTCGCAAGGGACGCCTTCGATGTCGTGAACAACGCGGTCACGGTGTTTATCCGCAACGGCCTTTACGATCACGAGGCTCCGAAGAATGTGGCGATGGGTTACCCGTATGCGATCATCAACAAGGGGGCGAACCGCATATCGCTTATCGGCGAGAGCCGCGACGGCGTCATCGTCTCGTATGAGAACAACTCCGTGAACCGCGCCAAGATCATCGAGGCGGGCGGCGAATGCACCGTCGCCAACATGACCGTCAACTGCCTGAACGACGAAAGTTATACGGACGCCAGCGCCGGCGGTCACCAAGCCTGCTACTGCGTACATGTCGATTCGGTCTTTGCCGCATCTGAGCGATATTTCACGACGATTCGGAACTGCAAACTCTTCAGTACGTGCCATTCACCCGTCGGCGCGGGCCTTGCCGACAACCAGACCATTCGGTTAGACGGCTGCGAGTGCGTCAGCGACACGCACGTAGGCACTTCGACGGGCGCGGCCACCATCCACGCAAGCACCGATGCTGCGGCGAAAAATATGGCCGTCGAGATCATCGGCTGCCGCCTGCTGTCGCTCGACGGAACCAAAGCGCTCTACATGCCCGACGTGGAGGGCGGCGCTCCCTTCACGCAGGTCGACGTCACGCTGCTGGGCAACACCTACTATACCACGGGGCCGGAGATCACCGATGCCGACTTCTTGTCCAGGCACAAGCTCACGCCGTGGTCGGATGCTTCGTTCAGCGAAATTTCGGTTATCGCGCACTCGGACTGCACGCTCGAAGCGCGCGTGACGCACCTCGAAAGGCTGCTCATGGAAATGCTCTCGGGCAAAGTGCTGATCCCGGAGTTGCAGGTGAAAAAACTGGGCGTGTGGGGCGACAACAACCTCGTCGTCACGGGCGAGGGTGCGCCGACGAAAGCCCCCGACCGCGCAGGGCAGTTCTATGTCGATACGAAGAACAACGCGGTCTACCACTCCGTGGGTAACGGCGCGGTGTCGGACTGGAAGAACGCTTAAACTACATACAACATGTCACAAGTCAACAAATACGCCAACAAGGCGGGTTACACGGCCGACAAGAATCGCAAGGACACACAGTCGGCGGTATCCTACATCGAGGACGACGGGGCGCTCATCTACGACGGCGTGAACGTCGTAGTGGACAAGCCGGCCGCCGGGGTTGGTGACCTTGCGGTCTTCGACAAGACCACGGGAACTATCCGCTTCGTCAAGGGTGCGACGCTTGTTGCAGAGCAGCTGCCGCCGCAGCTTGTCCCGGTGGCCGTGGTCTATGCCCGGCAGGGCGAGCGGGTGCTGATCGTATCGCTCGAAAATGCAACGGTCGGCAGCCAGCGATGGGCATACTCTTATGAGGTTGCATTGTCGGGTTTCGATCTCGCTGCGGGCGGTGAATTCACGCTGAACATCTATATCCGCGAATTCTCGTTTACGTACCCTGCGGGTTCGACATTGGCAGACATTGCCGCACTTATAAATTCTAAACCGGAACTCAAAGCTACATACTCCTGGGTGGCCTCGGCCTCCGAAGAGCTTTCCGCGGTTGTCATGACATGTGATGCATGGTCTACGATAGAGGGGCACAAAAAGATTTCGGCAACAGGCTGCACGTTGACGCGCCGCGCCGTGGATGTGGATTACCAAAGTATCCTAATCCTGGACACGGGTGAAGCGGAGTATTACATCCGCCGCAAGAATGGTGTGAATTCAAATATGGCAGGTGGTGTCCTCGACCAGTTCGCGGAATATTATTCGGAGAGAGGCCAGAAAGCCACGGGGCAGAAGCCGGGAAGCGACATAATCATTCAGGAAAGCGTTTTCACCGAAGTCGACAACCCCGATCTGGTTGCCGTGTATCCCACCTACAAGGACTACCTGTTCGCCGAGCACATGGTACAATATCCTACGGCGTTCGGGACGATGTTGCAGGATGGCAAGATCAACACGAACCTGATCGGACGGCTTACCTTCGAGGACATTTATGGTAAGACACAGTACCGCTACCCAGCCGCTGCGGCCGCTCTCGACTTCGGCATCACCGTGGAAGGGATGACGACGGGACTGGAGGCGGGTGCATGGTGGCTGCCGTCGTCGGAAGAGGTCTACCTGCTGATGCACGACAGGGTGCGTTTCGTCGCTGACGTGGAGAAAGACCCCGTAAACCGTACCCTCTTACGCTTGAAAGCTACCATGTGCTATGGTTATAATTATCATGTCCATACTTCGTGCGAGCAGGCGCAGGGAGGCATATTTATTTACAGTGGAGGCGCTGGCACCGTGGGCTATACAAGCAAATGTTTTAAATTTTCCGCCCGTCCGGTCTGCGTCTTATAACTATCAGAATCATGGAAACACAACGACAGATCGACATCCTCGAATCGCGGCAGCTCGAATTACGGGCGGTCATGGCCAAATCCGACGACAGGGCGGCCAAATGCATCAAGTCCGGCCTTGACTTCCGGGCTACCTATCCTCTGGATTATGAGGAGTACGAAGCGGCCAACGCGGAGTACAACGCGAACGAAAAGACCCTTGCGGAGCTGAGGGCCCGGCGTGCCGAAGAGCTGGCCGCCGAAGAAACGGTTATGGACTTTCAAAACCTTGAGCAATGAAGATGTATATGACCAACAAGCCCAACGGCGAGCCGTTCTATCCCGTAACCGTAGCCGAAGCCGTGCTTGTTTCCGAAGGGGAAACTTTAGCCGCGGTGCTGCAACGGCTTGAACAGAGGATCGCAGAATTGGAGAAGTCGGAAGCGGCGCCCGAGGCGCAGGCAGACGTGCTGACCGAACAATAGAATATATCCTATGGAGGAATTGTGGAGGTTTATAGAAAGGTTATGCGAGAAAGTATGGCAGGTGTCGATAGGCGCCCTGGTGTACATGTTTAACGCCATAGCCCCGATACACGACATACTGACGGCCTGCATGATTATATTCGCCGCGAACTTTTTCACGGGCCTGTTCGCCGGCGTGCTCGTGCAGCACGAAGGATTCATATTCCGCAAGGCTTTCAAGTGCATATCCGAGGCTGCGGTAATATCGGGACTGATGGCCATGATACTGCTCGTCGGGGACAACATCGACAACCACGACGGGGCGATGTCGGCGATCTCGCTCGCAGTATATGCCCTGATATATTTCTACGGGGTCAACATCCTCAAGAACCTGAACCGCATATTCCCGAAGAACCGATACATCGACTTCCTGTACTATGTGCTCTCGTTCGAGATGATTAAAAAGATTCCCTATTTGGAAAACTACAAACAAAAACAAAAGGACAAATGAAAAAGAAATGGATCGTATGGAGCATCGTTGCGGCCGTGGCCGTAGTGCTCGGAATCGTATTCCCGCGTTACATCCTCGTGGGGGTTGTTTGTGCTATGGCCGGATGGGTCGGGCATATCCTGTACACTAAACACATCGCGCAATGACACCACGCGGGCTGCGGAACAATAATCCGCTTAACATCGAGAAGACACGGGGCGGCAATCCCTGGCAGGGCGAGGTCGTACCGTCGAAAGACAAGCGTTTTGCGCAGTTTACGACGGTAGCATACGGCTATCGGGCTGCCTTCAAGCTGTTGAACAACTACCAGCGTAACTACGGGCTGGACACGATCCGCAAGATGATCGGCCGCTGGGCCCCGTCGGAGGAGAACCACACGGACGCCTATGTCCGCACCGTGGCGGAAAGATCGGGGGTGCCCGCCGACAGTCGGATCACCACGACCAACCGCGACGTGATGGTTCCCATCGTTGCAGCCATGTCGTTCGTAGAGAACGGCGTCGAGGCCAAGATGCTCGACGTGCAGGCCGGGTGGGATTTGTTCGTAAAGGCATGAAACGCCTGCTCCTCTACCTGCTCGCCGCCCTTGCGGCCGGGGCGCTCCTCTTCGGCTGGGGATACCGCCGGGGTGCCGCGTCGGTGGTTGTCGAAGAAACGACGCGCATCGACACGGTGTTCTACCCGCGGCCGGAGCCACTGCCCGGCACGTACCGCTTCGCCGACATCTCGGTGCCGGTGTTGCTCTTCGCGCCGCCCGACACGGTGACGGAGACCGTCGTTGTGAAAGTCGGGGCAGACAGCGTGCAGATGAAGGTGGCGATGGAAACGCGCCCTTACTCGGACAGCACCTACCGGGCACAGGTCAGCGGGCCCCGGATCGGCAACCTGCGGCCGACGCTCGACTGGATAGAAACATACGACCGCACGACCATCCGACAGCAGGTAGTCTCCCGGCGGAGCCGCTTCGCCCTGACCGCCGGGGTCGGGGCGGCGTACACGCCGCAAGGGTTCCAGCCTACGGTCGGCGTAGGAGTAGGTGTTATTTTATGGCAATTCTGACAGGTATGAAGATAATTTATAACGACATCATCCCCTTCAAGGGATACAAGGCTATCAATCTGTTCGGGATCGTATTTGCCCGCAAGTCCGCCCGCCCGTTGTCGGATAAAAATAAAAACCACGAAGCGATACACACCGCACAGATGAGAGAACTGTTATATGTGCCCTTCTACATCGTCTACCTATTGGATTGGGTATTTCACGGCTTCAAGTACCGAAGGATAACTTTCGAACAGGAAGCATATGCCCATGAAGATAACCCTGAATACCTTGAAATACGAAAACACTACGCGCAATGGAAGAGATGATTTACATATACTGGGATGACTTCCCATCGGTTGTAACCGAATAACGGGCCTTGGGGTACGGGCATAAAAAAGTCCCCAACGCTTTCCCGCATATACCACTATACGATTGTGCCAACGCACCACATTGAGGACTTATTCCTTGAATCGGTGTGTTGGCTTTTTGTATAGTGGTATAACAAATTTATAATAAAAAATCGGGAAAGTATATGCGTAAATCAGAGCTTTTTGCACAAATACTCGAATGTGTTGCATTTGAAACTGAAATAGCTAAGGAACAAATCCTTTCGAAGGATAAATTTCAAGATGTGGTCGATGCGCGCTACATGCTCGTACACTTCTGCCATAAGAACGGTATGTACACCACCGACATCGCCCGGATGATGCGGTTCTCCCGACGCGCCATAGAGAAGATGGTCTCCGGGTTCGATGAACGCAAGCGATACAGCCACCCTATATTCGAAATACAGTGCGAACTTATTGCGAAGAAGTTGCCTCCCATCTGCGCCCCAATGAATTGATATGCCTGCCGCCCGCAGCCACCTTTGCAATGTTGCAACAGGTGAACGCCCGGCCTTGACAGGGGCGGCAATCATTCAATAATTATTAAAAATGGGTTCGGATAAAACTTATATTTTCGATGGAGGCGGCTCGGGTGGCGGCCTTGACATCGCGGCTCTCGTCTCGTCAATGATGGGCAACAAGGGCATGGATCCCAACCTCGTAGCGGCACTCATGAACGGTAACAACAACCGTGGTGCATGGGGCGGTGACGGGTGCTGGTGGATCTGGATCATCCTGCTGTTCTTCTGCTGGGGCGGCTTTGGTGGCAACGGCTTCGGCGGTAACAACGCCAATGGCCTTCCTGCGCAGCTCAACGGTGACGCCGGACGGGAACTTCTTATGAACGCAATCCAAGGGAACGGCGCAGCCATCAATCAGCTGGCATCGTCGCTCAACTGCTCTACGCAGCAGATTCAGAACACGCTGTGCAACATCCAGGGCACCCTCGGCATGTCAAGCCAGCAGATCATCAACGCTGTACAGTCGATGGGATGCCAAATCGGCAACCAGATCGCCTCGTGCTGCTGCGATCTCCGGGAATCCATCACCAAGATGGGATACGAGAGCCAGCTCGCAACGGTCAACCAGACCAACACGCTGCAATCTTCGGCAAACACGCAGTTCAACATTCTGGGTGCCAAGATCGACGCGCAGACGCAGATCATCAACGACCGGTTCTGCCAACTGGAGATGCGCGAGATGCAAAACAAGATCGACATGCTCCGCCAGGAGAACAGCAACCTTGCCCTGGCCGCTTCGCAGCAGGCGCAGACGGCCAACATCGTCAGTCAGCTCCGTGCTCCGGCACCGGTTCCTGCATACATCGTGCAGAACCCCAGCTGTTGCACGACGCCCACTGTGGCCGTGACTGCCGCCCCGGCGTGTGCAGGCACTTTATTTTAGCAAGGAAAGGAGGCAAGTATGTATCCTTTACAAGCTGACATAAAAGTCGTTGTTCCGCAATTCGTACCTCGCCTCGACATCGGAGGCATATACACGCTCGCCACGACCGGAAAGGCTTCCGCAGAGGCCGAAACCGTGGACTACGGGTTCAACCCCTGCGCCTGGCGTGCACTACCTGATGAGGGAATCCTTCTATGGAAAGTGCGCCACCCGGTCACGGAAGCCGAAAGTGGGTATGCCGTAAATGTCGTGGTTCCGACCTCCGGGTCGGCGAGGAGCACGGTAACATCCCCCAACACCACTACCGGGACTGCCAAAGTTCCTGTAGTGGATAACAAAGGGACGCAAACCGTGGGCAGCGACATCACAAACCAGACGGCGGCAGGCGAGACGAGTGCCTATACGGAGCACCTGGTGTACTTTAACAAGTGTGCGGGAATCTTCCGTCTGCTTGGGGTAAAGTCCACGGCAGGAACCGCACAGGCAAATAGCGACGCAGCGGCGCCGGCAGCGGCAAAAGCAACGAAGTAAAAACCGAAAGACGGGGAGGAGGGCTCCTTCTCCCCTACCTTTCACAAATCATTAACCAAGATGTTTCAGAACTTGAGAAAAGGCTCCTTAGTCTACGTTTTCGACAACAGGGAACAGCCTAAGTTTTATACAGCCAACGTAAAAGATGTATCGGCACCGTATTTCCCGCCCCAAAAGCCCGGGCAATTCTCGCCGATGCCGCAATTCATCAACATCTCGATAGAGGGCAACGAGCCCTGGGGCGTCCCTATGCAAGCGGACATCGTTTCGAAAGACGGCCTTACCGTAGCGACGACACGTGAAGTGTTGAAACCGACCATCATGGAGGCACAGCAGGCAAGCCGTGACATCGTGGAATCATTCGACAGGCACAAAGCCAACCTGAAGGTCTACGATGAGATCCTGATGCAGCTCGATCCCGAAGCTGCGCGTTCAAAAGAGCTCGAAGCCGAAAACAGGGAGTTGCGGAAGATGCTCGCTGACATGAACGAACGGCTGAGCCAGATACCGACGGCGGAAGAACTGAGGAGCCTTGTCAAGTCTGAACCACCTGCAAAAACAAAGTAACTATGGGTTGGAGAATCATAGGTGAAGGCCGTGGCGGCTTCGGCGGCCACGAAGAGGAGATGGAGCGAGAGCTCCGACGCGCCTACGAAGAAGGCTTTGAAGAAGGCCGGCGTGAAGGCCGTGGCGGATACGGTGAGCGTGGCGGCTACGGACAAGGTGGCGGCTACGGCGAACGTGGCGAGTATGACCGCGGCGGGTATGAGTATGACGACGCCTACGGCGAACGCCGTGGCGTAAGGGGTACAGGCCCCTATTCGCGGTATCGCAGGCGGTAAACCGGAGGGAGAGGGCCGCAGTGCCCTCTCCTATTTTAAATCGAAAAATATGGACAGGTTAGATACACATGAAAACTTCCCGGCAGGGTTCCGGGAATATCTCGAAAATTACGGTTGGCACTTTTCAAAGAAGATGTGCGAATTCGCCGTATCCCGCATGAAGGACAGGAACGGCAAGAAGATCGAGCCCTATTCTAAGGATAAGGTGGATGCGCTGCTCAAGCAGTACGGCATCGAACTCAAAAAGGACAAGGGCTATGACTGCGTGTACGTCTGCAACATGGCATTGGCGGACTATTTCGGGTCGTCGATACCCAATCCACAATACCTGGCGATGTTCATACGTGACTATATCAATGACGAGGACGGCTACGACGGCTTGCCATTTACACGTTACTATGCCGATACCATCGGCTCGGGAACACCCATCCTGTGGGAAGAGATGATGTAGCCATGGAAGAATATCCCCAGATCAGCGAATTCACAAACGACAACGACGAAATCGATGAAAAATATCGCAACGCTCGTCCGTAACCTGCCTGCCGACAAGTACCAGGAACTTGCCGGGGCGGTGAACGACGTATTCGAGAACAAGCGCTTCAACCGGGCACAACGCAGAAGGCTGGCGCGAAACTGGCGCAAGTACGGAAAAAGGGAGGAAAAATGAAGATTCGGGACTTGAGTATTCACAAGTATGGTTGGACGTTACGCATATATTATGCCGTGACGTGCTACTATACGGGCGAAATACTCAAGTCCCTTACCGACATCGGATGCCCTGATACGGTTCTTCATCGCGTACAGGGGAATATGGTGAAGTGCGAAATGGATACGGGATTCACCTACTCCAACAAGGAGCATCGGCAAAGTGTCATCGTAATAGGGATGCACTCCTCGCCGTGGGAATTTCTCAACAGCTTTGAGCACGAACTGCGGCACCTCGTAGACGATATAGCCCTTACTCTCGGGCTGCCGATGGCCGGGGAAGAGGTAGCATACCTTACCGGCGAAATAAACCAGGCGCTATGGGAAGATGTGCACCAATTCACCTGTTGTAAATGTAATGGACATGGAAAAAGATGACACCCAATACTGGATGGCGATGCTCGAAGTGAGCGAATGCTGCGCACCCATATTCGCTGCCGTCGTATGCGAGTTGATGAATACGATTTGATTATTCCAGAAGTTTCACCAGGTCGGTTTTCATCTCCTCGTCTATGTCGCGGTAGCGGGCAAATGCTTTGCTGCCTTCGGTATGCCCCGACAAAGATCCCACAAGGTTAGGGTCTTTGACCTGCTTATACAGATTCCCGATAAAAGTACGACGCGCCATATGGGATGACGCAACTTGGTAGAGCGGTTTTTGCTCAGGCTCCCTGGTGACGGGGTTGAGTACACTTACCATGCGTTTCAATCCGGCAGCAAGGAAGCATTTTTTAATTGCCTCGTTATATTTTTGCTCCGAAATAAAGGGGAGCAGTAGTGCATTGTCAGGGGATGCGTATTTATTGATTATCTCCTTTGCAAGATTGTTCAACGGGACACGCACCGTCACCGGATGGCCTTCCTTCGTTTTGCGCGGGATATACTCAACAGCACCTTTTACTACGTTGCTCCGTTTCAAGGCTATCAAATCCCCCACGCGACACCCTATGAGACATTGGAATACGAATATATCCCGCTGTACCGCCAGTCGTTGATGCCTGGATAGGTTTGTATGGTATAGCTTGTTCCGCTCGGCGATTGTGATATAGATCGGGGAACCATATACAGCTTGTTTTATCTCCTTCTTCCGGAAAGGATTAGTTTGGATCAGGTCATTGTTTGCGGCCCAATTCAGGAAAGCCCGCAAGAGAATCATCTTGCTGACAACCGTATTGTGGCCACGCTGGTGTGGTATCCTCGAATCCTGCACCAAAGCATAGATATGCGGATATTCCTCGCATATATCGTGCTCCCGGCGATAAAAGTCCTCAAAGTCATCCAATACCTCGGGCGTTAGCATCCCCAGCGAAAGGGTGAAGGTGCGGTCGAAAATCCTTTTGTACAACTCGTAGCGCTTGAGAGCCCTCATAAGAACATTGAATGCCATCTTACGGCGCTCAGAAAACCCCTTCTTGGATACGTAACTTTCAAAATGTGCCCATATATCCCTGTCTTGCGACAATCCTACAGAATAAGGCGTAATAACATCCCTGAGCCAACTCGGAGGCAAGCTAACCTTCCCTGCTCCTGCCTCTATGAACGATTGCATGACAAAAGATGTCAATGCCGAGATTTTAGAATGTGCCTCGTTTGCCTGTTCGACGATCTCTTGTTGGGCAGGAGACATCATCCTGTAACGGGGAACAGAAACCGATTGTGTCTTGGCGCTCCAATATTCAGGCAGCACGAAAATACCAGTCTTGGCACGCTGGTTAAGGCGTCCGTGAGTAAACCGAATCAGCACCTCGTGTAAACCGCATGTATTTTCCTTGGCAGAGAGTGAATAGTAAATTGTCGCCATAATTGTTATATTTGCACGGATGCAAATATAAACAACCATATATTACTTCAATAATTTTTGGCGACTTTTTGGCGACTTATACTTTATCTGGTGATATTTCGGTCGTTTCATGACATCCGTAAAGATGCCGATACACACCATTGCAGCCAATTTTTGTTGCTTTATGCAATCCCAATGATTTCATGAGATAATATTACCTATAGTCCCGTCGGGACTACAATTTCAAAATAGCAATCATCTGACAATCTGATGGTTGCTATTTTTATTATTCATGTTTTTGGCTTATTTTTGGCGATATAATACAGGTTTTCACTTCATTTTCCCAAACTTCGTGTGCGTCCTCGTGCTTTGAATGCGTCCACTTCATTACGCAAATATAGCACTTTTCGTCCTATTCTTACTGGGATTAGACACTTTTCTTTCTCCCACCGATGCAATGTCGGATAGGACACTCCTAAAATCTCGGACGCCTCTCCACGGGTACAATACTTTATCTTATCACCCATAGCTGCTTTCACGGCGCTGAATGTTTTTTCAGCAACGCTATCCCCTGTCTCCTGAATGAGCACATTTGCAAAGGTACGCAAATCTGAAGCGCTAATCAATAGCATCGCGTCGGATTGGCGATCCCGCATAACTTGCATGAGCAAACTATCCATGTTCTATAAAAATAGTGGCAACTCCTGCTGCCGTCCGTCAATATGATCTCTTTCCTTTGTTTTAAACCTCCGCCACGAAATAGGCGTATTCGGTTCCCTGTATTTACCCCGCGTGGCTCGGCGCCTGTCGCGCTGCGCCCGCAAAAACTGGAGCTTCCTCTTCGCTTGGTTGATCCGATGATTACATATGCCATGTATAATTATCATCAGTTCTTCCCGGCTCAGTTCATTTGTCCATACCGTATAGTCGGCGATAGTTGGCCGCCCTTCCGCCCTTCTCCCCATTTGCTTTTATCGAAATAAGTTGCTACCTTTGGAGTGATATGTCAAAGGTGGGGCTTGAGAGCGCCACAAACACAAAGGGCTCCGGATCAGGGAGCCCTTTACATTGCCGGTTTGATTCCGGTAAAGGCGATCATAACTATTATTGCCAGTATTACGACCAGCCAAACTATTATGGTTGTAGGCCTTTCATTATATTGTTTTTTCATAATTTCTTCTCCGTTTTCTCCAGCTCTTCAAGGAGGGCGTCGGCGTATGATACGGCATATGATTTCTACTGGTTTTTTACTCCTCGTACACACCGCCGCGCCTGCTTTGGCGGCTGCTAAATCGAAATTCTTCATGCTATTCAGTTTTATTAAATTTCCCACCAAAATAAACCTCCCCACAAAAGGGTAAACACCAACGTTACATTTATCCATGAAATTGATAAAAGTAAGCCGTCAACGTCGTAATCGCGCCTCGGCCGATCATAGATATTTTGGGCCCAAAGCAATAGAAGGATATATACCACTACTGCCACGGCATTATACCAAGTCATTGCGATCATGGTTATTTCAGTAATATAGTAAGCCATCTCATTGCTATTTTACTAATTCAAAAAGTGTTTTATCCTTCGCTATCGTCCCGATTTTCACCCGTTCCGCCTCTTCTTTAGTGTCGAACTTTAATACCATTCCTTCGCGTATTGGGCATCCATTATCCCGCCAAAGTACATAAACCATAAGACACCACTTGTCATCCCAAAACGTGGGCGTCCCGTATATCTCAGCCACGTAAGCATATATTTTACGGGTGACTATTTGACAGGTCAAATCGCTCATTTCACCAATTCAAATTCGTAAACCACCACCCACGGGTTCCGATCCCACGTTCCACGGCCGGACACCTTGTCGATTAGTGCGGCGAAGGCCTTGCGGGGAGTGTCAAATTCAACGGCTGTTCCCTTTTTCTCGTCGACAAACCCATACGTGGTGGTATCTGTGGATTCGTACCACGATTCGATAATGCCCTCGCGAAAACAGTCATCGTGCGAAATGCTCTGCAACTGCTCGCACTTGATTCCGGTGATGCGGATTTGGTGGGGCATCAAATCGGCTCGCACAAACAGTTTGTTTCGCCAGCCAGGTGTTCTATCCGCGCCATATACAGGAATGTCACATCTTGGCGAAAACGCATGGTAATAACTTTGCGCCACGGCCACGACCTCGCCGACCTTGTAGCGGCATTTATGGCGAAAAATTTCAATTCCTTGACAGCACATTACGATACAGCCAGTGGCTTCCTCATAGGTGAAGTCTTCGGCCGAGGTCGCAGCCCGTTGAAATTGTTCACCTCCCTCGATGCGGCGCGTATTGTTTTTTATATAGTCAATGACCGCATCCGTCAGTCCATAGCGGTCGTTAAACATTATCTTCTGCATGGTTATTCAGTTTTAAGTAATTCTGGGGTGTCGTGGATATTACCTATTTTCGTAAATGAACAACACCAAATTTCCTCAGGTTCATTGTTCGCATCTACAAAACAGAACATCCGATCTCGATAGGCAATTACGCTACGCCTATTGATTTTCATGAGATTTTCCCATTCTACTATATCTCCCTCCCAAACATCCGTGCCGTTATTGTCTTTCAGCCCAATATACTCGCCGACGGTAGTGGGATCAACTTCATATAATCCTGTAAAGGTCTTGATAAATATCCGGCCTGCGTCTGCGCCGTAGCAATGAATCAGGTCTCCATAAACCCACTTGTCGTTATCTATACGCTTGCCTCTGAATTTACTCTCTCGCATAACTATTCTTGTTTGAGGTTGTTAATTCTGTCGATCTCGACTTTCAAATTCATCTCTGCGCAGCGCACATCCCGTTGCAATTCCTCCAGCCGAGCTATCTGCTCCTCGTCCATCCGCGGGCATCCCCGCAGCCAGCTGTCGTAGTTCGGGGTTTGCAGTTCGCCGTTGGCAATAGACCCTACACGCAGGCAGTAGTCGTAATATTTGACATACTCCTCCTCCGGAGCGTCCCGGTCGATGTCCGTCAGTATATCCGCCATACTCACGAATAGATCGCCAACTTCTGCAATTCCTCCGGGGTCGTCGCCTACCCCCGCATCCGGCTCATAATCGTAGCCGTGCTTTTCGCAGAAAGCGGCCAGATAGGCGTTGCAAACCGCGTTGTAACTTAGTCTCAGTTCCTCGCGTGTAAGTTTCATTAAAATCGTCTCAACGTGGTCAGGCATATCACTGTAAGGTTGTTTATGCACCCGTCGATAAATTCCCTTGCTCATGGTTAGGATGTTTTAGTGTAACGCCCACGTCTTGTGCATTGCAGCGATCAGGTCTATATACCCTTTGCATTCCTCCATCTGCTCGGGACTATAGCCTTCGGCCTCGCCAATTTTTCGGAAATGCTTCTGCCACTCGGAAATGGTGCAGCGTTTGCATCCTATTTGAATAACATCCTCACCCCAATAGGATACTGTATGACTAGATGCGCTGATAAATAGCGATTTAGGAACATCGCACCCGTCGCCCAGTTCGCACCTGTCGCCCAGTTTGCACCCGTAGCCCAGTTTGCACCCGTCGCCCAGTTTGCACCCGTAGCCCAGTTTGCACCCGTCGCCCAGTTCGCACCCGTCGCCCAGTTCGCACACGTCGCCCAGTTCGCACCTGTAGCCCAG